AATTTTATAGTTGATCGATCAATAACTTCTATAATTTTGGCATAAACTTCGATAGATGCATTTGACTTCTGAATAGAAATAAAGTCTCCTATCAGATAATCATGTGGTCTATCTAACGATATTATCGTTTCTTTTGAAGCTGGTGAATATGGTGAAGATATACGTATTCCACAAGTAAAACGTTTATTTGAATTTATTCTAAACCAAGTAGAATATGATCTATCACTATTTATGTCGAAACTAGATATAGCAGAATACTTTACAGATTCTGGCTGATAGCTTTGTGCTGTGTAATTATTGCATTTGAATATTGATACATCAGTTCCATCGATATATTCCTCTGCGAACATTTCCATGTTCGATGTATAAAGGAATATGCTAAATATTGGATGATTTGTTTGCAGTGAATTTTTACCTGCATAGACTTCGAAATATGGGTGTCTATCTCTGGTAACTCCTACATACTTAAACTTCTTAACTGAACTATGATCATCTAATGATAATGTATTTTTCGGTCTAGCATAATATGTCTTATTTATGACTAAAGTTTTCACTATATTATCGGGCAAATCTAATTGGACTATATTCTCCGTCAATGTAGAAGACAATTTATAGAAATGTTCAGCTATAATCAAATAGTTATTCATAAACTGTTCTTCTATTATATCTGTTAAAGGCGATAAGTAATCTCTAGTTACGTCTGATATAGTAGTAGGTTCAACGAACTGCTGAGGATTAGATACTGCTTCTGCTTCTTCTTTTTGTGCAATTCCAAATAATTTTTCTACACTTACTGACATAGATTCCAAGTCATCTAAACTTGATGATTGTTCAGAATTACTCTTTGGTTGCCATTTGATAAGCGTGGCTTTAAAATATAAAGGCTCATTCATGAAGTCACGAAATATAGTAGAACTAGATATTTCATAGATACGATTAGTTCGTGGGAAAAATATCACATCTCGTTTCTGTGGGCCTGAACCTTCACCGAAAATTGATTGAAAGTAATCTTTGTCGATCTGAATCTCAAATGGCATTTCAAAGTCTTGACCAAAAGGACCCATATTGAGTTTATTATCTGGGAATGCATTGTTTGGAACTACTATCTTCATGCATTGTTTTTCATCATGTTGATAGAGTGAATACTCGAGTAAGTATACGTCTTTAGTTCTACCTTTCGGTAAAGCACGATAGTATTGAACTTCATGACCAAATAGTGAATTGACCATTAAGTTCAGATCTTTATATAACCTAACAGCTTTATTTACACGATACGGATCCCATGTAGCACCTGTCTTAAATGTTATAGGAGAGGCTGATATATTATCTTGATCTTGTATACTCACATACTCGGATCCACTTAATGCTGGTGCAGGAAATGAATCATATTGCAAGTTGACATTATTAACGGTAACCGGTCCACCAGACATTAGAATATATCTAAATTGGAACCAGAATGATTTTCCGTTTTCGAAAGGGAGAGTATTTAATGATGGAATATTTAGTTCAGAGTATTCGGAGAATGTTTCATTATCGTATGAATATCTGAATTCCTTTTTTAGGATAGTCCCTGGAGCATTCGCTACTAAATTTTCTTGTATAGTAGTGAATGTTTTAGGGTTGGCTATAGGAGCTGCATAAGCTAGTATGACATAATCTCCTGAAGTAATAAGTTCTTGCAAAGCAATATTATATTTTACTATATATTGAAATGCAAGAAAAGTATTCTAAATTTAGAGTGAGGTGAAGTTATTTGAAATATCCTTGACTTCGCAAGATTTTTTCTAAATCAATTAACTCGGCAGTGAAGCTGTCTCCGAATGTTTTAGCAGTATAGTCAAACTCTTTTCTTCCAATTTCCTCTTTTTGACAATACCATTTTATCATTTCTTCAGAAAGACCATTCTTTTTCTTTTCTTCTATGACTTTCTTTTTAGTTTTTGCATAAATCCAAGGCGGAACAGTTTTATACATTCTACTCATATTTGCATGCCAGTAATCAGATGTTGCTGCTGCGTTAATTTTTATATGAGATAAAACAGCTACTTGAACAGGATATTTTATGCTAAGAAATCTCGAAGTCATGAAAAAGTTTCGAGCTTTGTCATTATCCATTACTTCTTTCCACTGTTTTTCGTTAGCAGTAAATACTAACTTAATATAATCGAACAAGGGTATCATTTTTTAATGTTTTAAAGTTTTAAAAGATTTATTTTCTATTTGTATATCGAAATCTCGTATTTGATTTCGAGTAATTCTATTTCTATGTACACCAAAGAAATCAGATGCTTTCTTTATAGAGATAAATTCATAATGTTCATGCTTCCTATAGACATGAACTGTTACACCCTTATTTCCAGGCTTACGTTTGCTCAATATTTTATCTCTCTGTTCAGCTGTCCAGGATTTCCCTGATAGTGCTTCAGATAAATGTTTACAGTGTTCAAGAGTTCGCGGAGGTAGTTTTATACCAAGATGTGAATTTCGCAATTTGTCTTTAGCTTCGTCAGTATGTGTTTTATTGTACATCCCATTTTTATAGCCTGACACTTTCTCACTTATCAATGTTCTAAGTTTTTCTATATCAGCCGGAAGTCTATCTTTTGACCACCCATTCCTGAAATTTTTCACGAATTTAGATAGATTACCTCCTTGACCACCTGATACAAGGTTGTAACTCATCTTGTCATTTACTGCATCAGTTTGCTCTATCCATATAGCTTCTCTCTGAGAAAGTTGTTCAAGGGTTTCGCACTCTTCTAATATTTCCTTCTTAAAATTTTCTTTGCCATATTTCTTAATAGCAGACAAGATTGCAGTACCTGAACCCAGATACCCGTAATAGTTTTTAGCATCTTTCCCTATGTACCATTTGCCGTTTATTTGATTTACAGTTTTGTATATGACCATACCTTTATAGAACACAAAAGGGAGAAGTTTTAATTTCTCCCTACAAAATTTATTATGAAAGGTTTATAGTCCGAAAAGTTTCTGTCCAAATATAGAAATAACAGTTAATGCAAACTGAACTATAGCAAATATTGTAACTGCTTTCGTTTTAAATGTTTTCAGATCATCGATCTCTTTCACCATTGCTGCTAATTGAGTAGTCGATATAACTTCATCCATTTTTTGTTTCCACTGTCTTAATTCATCAACTTTGTCTTCGCGATCTTTCATAATCGCAAGCTCCTTTTTGATGTCTTGTATTTCTGCATTTAGCTCAACTATACCTTTCGATAAGGTTTCTAACTCCTTAAGAACGAGTCTTGAATATTCGTTCCACCCGTTTTGTCCATTTTCAGCCATTACATAAACTAATTTTACTTACTATTTATTTGCATCTACTAGTAATTTTCGATACGCATACGATAGTTAAGGTAAAATTAGAATAATTCATGTATTTTTTGTTTACAGAGATAAACTTCCGTATATTTAACAATCAGAGCTTCTATAGTATCTATTTTATACATTTTTCGTGTATTAGACAATGCCGATAAGATATCGCCATGACAGGATATGTTTCTATGTGGCTTCTTACAAAAACAACCTAGAACTTTGTCTTCTAATTCAAATAGAGAAGATAAAAGCTCTTGGTTATGTAAAATGTAATCCTCGTATTTAGATATAGCTTCTGTTCGTGTCTTAACTTTATATGCAGCTAGGGTATGATCTTTATGTGAATAAGGATTTCCCCATTTTGATCCTCTACCGATGTAGATATCATAAGCGTCATATCTTAAGTTGACAACAGTTGTCATTTAACTGATAAAATAGATTGTATTTTGAATATACACGATAACATCGAAATAGTAGGATCAATTACTTGTATACGCTGTGCTTGATGAGCTGCAATTTCGTAGATTATTTGTGGAATCGTATTTGTTTTATGCGGATACTTTTCAAATATCCATTTCGGTAATTCTTCTCCTAATGCTCCTAGTACATCTTCTACTCTTGAAGAATATTGTCCAATTAGAAAGATGTAATTGTTATAAGGATCGGGTGTAGATGCACATAGATTGAATACATCTTCGAATGACCATTCAGTCTTTAAGATTGCTTCCTGTGTAAGTTTCTTGACACCGGAAATTTGAATCGTTTGAATTTTATTGAACAATTTTCGCATGTCAGGAAAACTACGTTTTACTAATTCATGTACTGCTCCTTCCTCAGATTCAATTTTTAATTTGGTTAATACTGTAGTAGCTCTAGCTTTTATCTGAACGAATACTTCTTGTTCTTCTTCTGCATCTACATAATCAAAATTGACAGAAGTAAATCTAGAAAGAATAGCTTCTGGAATTTTATTTATATAGTTAGTAGTAGCAACAAATCTTGCTTGTTCCGCAAATTTCTCAATTGTACCACGTAATGCTTTGAAGAACTGATCAGATACCCCTTCAATTTCATCTAGAATGATAACT